CTGTGGCATCGTTGAAAATAAGTTTCATGTTACTCCTTTCCGGAGTGATTCTTAATTAAATAGCAATTTAGTAAATATAAATTCCAAAATAACAACCACGAATGCGAATTTAACCAAAACTAACACTGTTTTAGAAAACAGAAAACCAATAATTATTGATTCAACAGCACAAGGAACGGTAAATTGGGATACAAATAATTTCCTAAAATCTGGTGTTACATATGCCTTTGTAATTGTTGTATATTCAACGATTAACGGCGAGAGCTATAAACAAGAAATCCTGTGCAGATTAAACAATGTCCTTATGGGACAAAACGGAAACTATTACAGACTAACATCTACGTTTGCCGGAAAATGCACTAAAGGCGATAAGATTCAAATTGCATCATATAAAAATGGTGGATCTTGGAGTGGTTGGGCGACACGCGGAATTTTTATACCGGTTAGCTAAAATAGGCTGTTGCTGTAATCATTACGAATGAGGCACTATCTGTACCGCTGATATATACTCCACCATTTTTTATGTATATACGTGCTTGTGTTCCAGCAGATCCACCATTATGCATAGCTATCGGAATAAGACACTCGTATGTGTTATAACCATTTGGTGTCATTCCTGACGGGACATTTCCTAGATATTGATCGTTTGCAAATTTTCCATTATCTGAAAATCTTATCGATCCAGCAACAAATACCACATGACCTATTTTGCGAAATTTTAGCTTTTCTGAAAGATTATTTGCAGTCATATATTTCCAACAAGAATCGGCAGTTGCCGTTTTTAAATTGGTATTTGTAGTTGCTAATTCTGTGCTCAAAGCAGATATTTTTGCATTTGCATTTGTCAAATTGCTATTTAATTAAGAATCACTCCTTACTGTCGTTAATAAAGTTACATGTAAAAATGCATATCAAAAACACCCGACCAGATGCCGAGTGTAAATAAATAAGTTTATTTACTTATGCGCTTAAATATTTAAAGTGATGATACCGTACACCTTCCTGATTCACTGTACAATATCGCATGGTTGTCTCTGACTTTGCGTGTCCAGCAAATATCATAGCCTCCTGCAAAGGCATTCCTCGGTTCAATGCATTTGTCAGAGCCGTCCTCCGGAATCGATGCGGATGCGCATTTTCTACGCCCGCCTTCTCTCCAATCCGCCGGATGATATCCTCAATTCCTGTTTTCGTCAGCCGGCTATTCGGTTTCTTGCTTCCGACAAATAGCGCCGGATCATTGTCTTTTCTGCTTTCCAGATATTCTTTCAGGTACATGTTGGTTCGTTCATTGATGTACACCGTCCTTTCTTTCGCTCCTTTTCCATATACAATCAGCTCTTTATTCGCATACCGGATATCTTCTCTGTTAATCTCTGAAAGCTCCGATACTCTGACTGCTGTGCTATATAGGAATTCTAGTAACGCTTTATCCCGAAGACTGCTGCATTTACGCAGCATCCGCTCCCGTTCTTCATCAGTATATGGTTTCCGGATCTTCTTTTCTACTTTTATAGATTCCACCAGCACCATCGGATTTCTCCGAATCCGGTCACGATCTCGCAGCCATCCGAAGAAGCTGCTATACACTGCCCGGACATTCTTTAGTGTCTGGTTTGCTACCTTGCGGATCATTTTATAAGCCCGCATGAATCCAGAAATATCTCCAGAATCTATGTTCTTCACTGGCTTATTGATATAGGTCAGTAACCGAACCAGTTCATACCGATATTGTTTTACTGTCTTTGGTGCTTTTCCTTCCAGTGCTTTACTCATCAGGAACTCTTCCAGATCCGCTTCCCAGCTCCTGTCTACAACCTGCAGGTCCGTTTCCTGGATTACTCTGCATCCGGTAAATGTCATCTGTAGCACTTCTTTCAGCTCACGTAGTTGCATTTCATCTAAAACCGGTTGCATTCTTCGCAATACATCCATTATTTTCGCTTCCATACATTGCTCCTTTTTGCTTTCAGTATATCAACTGGCGTACTGAATTAAGTAGCAATTTAACCAAAACTAACACTGTTTTAGAGAACAGGAAACCAATATTCATTGATTCAACGGCGCAAGGAACAGCAAATTTGGATACCAATAGCTTTTTGAAAGCTGGCGTTACATATGCTTTCATCGTTATAGTTTCCTCCAATATCAGCAGTGAAAGCTATAAACAGGAAATCGCTTGTGCATTAAACAATGTAAATATGGGGAATAACGGAAACTATTACAAATTAGTTTCTACTTTTACAGGAAAATGTAGCAAAGGCGATAAGCTTCATATTACTTCGTACAAAAATGGAGGCACATGGACTCTTTTTGCGACAAGAGCTATTTTTATACCAGTTAGCTAATTAGCTAAAATAAGCCGTTGTTGCAATCATTACGAATGAGGCACTATCTGTACCGACGATATATACTCCACCATTTTTTATGTATATACGTGCTTGTGTTCCAGCAGGTCCACCATTATGCATAGCTATCGGAATAAGACACTCGAATTCGTCATAACCATTTGGTGTCATTCCTGACGGGACACTGCCGAGAGCCTGATCGTTTGCAAATTTTCCATTGTCCGAAAATCTTATCGATCCAGCAACAAATACCATGTGACCTATTTTGCGGAATTTTAGCTTTTCTGAAAGATTATTTGCATTAGTCATATATTTCCAACCAGAATCGGCAGTTGCCGTTTTCAAATTGCTATTTAACTCTTTAACTGCCAGTGCATCTACGAAGAATCCTTCCTCTGTTACAAGATCAATTTCATCCAAGGTAACAATCCTGTTCGCACGGATAGCTTCATCAGCTTCTGCTCTTGCGTTTTCTTCTGCAATTCGTGCTTTCTTCTCCGCATCATCTGCAGCTATGCGTTCTTCTCGCTCTGTGTCATCCGCTGTTTTTCTGTCCCCTTCTTCCTTTCCTACTTTCGTTAAAAGCTGTTCCACCAAGGTTTTCTGTTTTTCTTCCTCGTCATCTGGAAATCCCATTGTATCAGAGCATTTTATTGTTTCTTTAAACGAAATCAGTGATTTTCCATCATTAATGACTCTGATCTGCAGTTCATTCATTCCAACCGCAAAAAAATCACCACTCGGTGTAAACGAGATCACACTGTTGTCAACATCACATAGTGTACCTTTGGGTTTATCCATGCTTTTATGATAAACATAGGCAACCGCTGCTGCCGTTGCCGGAATCTCATAATCCCTGACCGCAAACTCAAGCCCTAACATATCCGTCCCTTTTGTTACTTCGATCGGGATCTTAATGGTATTTCTAAGCACATAAACATCCCTTTTTATAGTATTCATTTTTCTTTTTCCTTTCTTATCCAGGAATCCACTGGACGATATAAACACTGGTCGTGGTTCCCGCGCTGCCCCCAGGAAGTCTAAGAACGTAATCCCATGGAAAATTATAATAGCTTGTACACCAGATTTCCTGCCCCGTCTGATCTCCTGTTGCTCCTCCTGTCGCTCCTCCATTCTCATTCTGACTCGCCTGTACAACCTGTCCATTTCCGATACTCATTGCAGTATGACTTGCCACATTCAAAAGGATATCACCTCGTTGAACGCCGCTTCCTGAAGATAAATTAACAGAACCGGTTACATCCTGAAATCCACACGATTTAAATGCAGCATACATATTTCCCGTATAAGTTGCACCGGCATCTTTTACCTTGATACCGGCTTGCTGGTACGCTGTGATCAGCAGCGAAGAGCAGTCATAGTCCGGTCCCCATCTGTTCCCCTGATCATATCCATGACTGTTATCGTTCGCAATGCCAATTGCCCACTGGACAGCCGATTCTATTGCTTTGGAGTTTGTATCATACTGGCTCAGCAAATTGTAGAAACTTCTCGCCTGTGATCTCCTGGCGGATTCCACTTCTACGCCTGCACGCTCGAAGTTCTTTAAAAATGCACTAGCAAGATCTTCCGGAGATGATCCGGATGTCTTAAAAGCTCCCCAAGACATATTGTAAGAACTGGTTGGAATCCACTGTCCGGTTGACTCTGTTAGTGCATCAATCCAGTATAACTGCCCGTTCGGATCCGTAATTGAATATCCGTTCGCCGTTGCCCAGTTGGTATAATTTGTCGCCGGTGTCCATTGGACCAATCCGAATCCGCCAGAATAATTCCCTTCATTTAAGTTCTGCCACACTCCCGGATTTACATAAGACTCACTCTGCATATTCCCCAGGATTCCGGCAATTGCATTTAAAGACCAACCTCTTCCGGAAAAATACTTGTACACTTCTACCGCATTTGCGTTCATCTGCACTTGCGATAGTGCGTAATTCCCGATTGTCCAGCTCATTTAAAAGCTTCCTCCTTTTGTACTTCCTCCAACCAGATACCCATTTACATACTCCAGATATGTTCCATCAGAAAATACTGCTTTCCCAGTTTTTGCAGAGTATCCTTTAGAATCTTTCTGGACTTCCAGCGATGAACCGCCGACCGTCATTTTCCCAGACGCAATCAAAGCTACACTGTCAAATTGTCCTCTGAGTTCGTTTCCGATCGAAAGATATTTTGTTCGTGTGCTTCCTTGCTCCGGATAGATCAACAACCCTGTTTGTCCACCGGTCGCTCCGGCACGAATCACAACTTCGTAATTCGATGTCTTAAATTTAAGATTTCCTTCCGACAATGTAGCTGTCTGGCTTCCATCTGAATTAGCACATACATATCTGCCTTTCGCATACACACCATCTTTATCGAGCCGCACAATCTCGTTCCCACTTGCATCCATGACTCTCGCTACACCATTGCCATTATCCGCGCCACCAAGTTCCAGCGTGCCACCTCTTATGCGGTCCGCCAGCATTGTTCCTGCAACGATAAAATCTGCAAAGAACCCAGCTCCTGTTCCGAATGTGCTCCACTTCCAATCATTTCCATCCGCAGTACGTTCGGATGCAATCTCGAATCCAAGTGTTCCAAGGCACATAGCTCCAAACGTGGGTGATTCCGGATCCAAATCTTCAAATAACACAGCTCTTACAGTCTGCTTTTTTGCAATCGTGGATTGTGCTTTCAGTTGCGCTTTTACACCGTTAATAATTCCGCGCACTTGCTGTCCGACAAGTGTACCATCATTTCTGATAGCTTGCTCTACTCTATGCATTACGGAAGATGCATTGTCTAAGAAATTGTATTGGAATTCTCCGAGTGTTACGGATGTGAGTTTTTCCCTCACAGCATCCCATTCCAGTTCAATCACTCTGGCATCAGATACGATTCCGAGCTTAGAGTGTTTACAGTGGACGGTATCTCCAAGAGATACAGATTCCAATTCTTTTACATCTTCATACAGCTCTGTGTTCTGTAGCAGCTCCATATTTGCCTTTATGGTAATCTTTGGTTTGTCGGCATCTGCTGCATACTGTTCTTCGCATCTTTTTCTCAATGCTTTTTCAAGTTGTTCCTGCGTATCACATATGATCACGCCATTTTCCTATAATCGGCGAGTCAACCCACGGCGTTTCTCCTGCAATCATATATCCGTTGTATGATTTCGGAATAATTCTCGTTGCGACTTCCGTCATGTCAATCGTTTCAGAAAACCCATCTTTTACAATGTTTTTTCCGTAAAGAACCTGCACTCCATGATCGCCACCAAGGCGCTCATCTACTGTAATTTTATAGTTATCATAGAGGATTTCTCCGCCCCAGCGATTTATAAAAGAATTCTCATCATTGCCGTTTATTGCTTCAATCAAATTTTTTGTCTGGTAATATGCCGTAGACAGCTTCTTAATGTCTGACTTTGCTGTATACATCTTATTCGGTGCAGTCATGATATTAAGCGCTTCCTGTCCATTCTTTTCAGTTGGTCTTACATCCAGCAAAAAGCAGTCCTCTTTTGCATCCAAAAAGATAGGAGTAAGTTCTGCGCTCACTCCCGAATCCTGTTTTTCTTTGTTTTTTATACGAAACAGTTGTTCTCCGTTAAACGATGGCAGTTTAACAACCGCATTATCGTTAATATACTTCCATCTGCCTTCATCGTCGATCTGGTGCTCCAGCGTTGCTGTCCATTCTCCATTCAGTACTACATGAACGGTAAGTTCTTCCGGAAGAAGTGTCATGTCTCCATTGTGATCATAATCTTTATTTTCGGCACTATAAATCTGAATCACTATAAACACCTCCAATTCGGAATTACTTTCAGTTCAAATCCGTCCGTAATTTCGATTTTATTTCTCCCCTCAATCAAAATGAGGTTATCGTAATCACCAGTCACAGACGTATTACTAAGTGTTCCGTCCTCTCTATAAGCAAGCTTACGTCCTGTGTCAATGGTTAGGTTTTGCCCTATATTTGCCACCATTTTTCCACCATTAACACTTAAAGTACACTCACCCTCGCCAGTAATCTTATAGATTGGATACGCAACTTCATATGGATTATCTACCACATCTCTGGCTTTCATTTCTCCGAGTCCGCTTTCCAGATATCGCAGCCCATCTTTTGTCAGAAAGGTTGCTGTAAATTTTCCAATCCTTTCTGTGGTTCGTTCCGCTTCATCCAATTCTACTTTTAATATTTTATAAAAATGCTCCGGATCCGAACCAATCCGAAGCAGCTTATTTCTGGCTGATAACCATTTCTTCGCAAGTCCAAGTCGTTCATCCCACCGGTCAGCATCCCCGATAAAATTAAAATCTATCTTGATCTTTGTTGATTCATATCCACCTTCCAGAATATACATTGTGCCATCGCTCCCCGGTATTTCTACTGAAGAGTCTTTTTTTACTGCAGCCGGAATATATGGGAGATTTTTCATATACAGTCCAAGACTGGAAGCAAGGATTTTGTTGTATTCAATTTCGATCAAATTCCTGCAGCTCCTTTCTTCCATT